AGGTAAGAGACAAGCCCACACACGTCACCATCATTGATGAATTTGGTGACTACCTTGAGGCGTGCAACGCCAAGGGCAACTCTCACCGCAAAGAGGCAATGAGCATGCTCAATGAGGTTTTTTCAGTGGGCGGCGGCACACTGCGCCAAGGTGTTTATTCATCCATGGGGCTGACCGACAAGCAGCGGGCACAGACTGAAACAATCAATGTACGCTCACCAGCTGTGACGATGTACCTTATGACTCAGCCAGAGCGGTTTTATGACTCACTTGGTGATGGTGACATTGCCAATGGGTTTCTTGGCAGAATGTTGGTGATGGACATGGAAGCCAAGCGGCGTGAGCCTGTTTTCACTGGCCGTCTACCAGCCACCCCTGACACAATCCAAAAATGGGCAAAGACTGCCAGGGAGAGGGGCATCATGGGCCTTGAGGAACACATGCAGGAGGTCTTTGATCTTGCGCCTGACCCTATTGAGGTTGAGATGACAGAGGGAGCCATCGAGGCTCACCGGGCGTTTTTCGCTGAGCAGATAGCCAGCCAGAACCGTCTTGATGTGGTGGGGCTTGGTGGGGTGATTGGCCGAATGAATGAGATGGCTCAAAAGCTCGGTTGTGTGGTGGCGTGCTCGGTCAACATATTCAATCCAGTGGTCACTGAAGAGCTGGCCGAGTGGTGCATCAACTATTGTAGACAGAGCTTTTTGGCTATGGCTGACGCAGCGCGCAAGAATGTTGGCGGCACTGAATATGGCAAAGCCAGGCAGAAACTGCTCAATGCAATCATTGAGGCAGGCGCAAGAGGTTTGACGCACCGAGACATCAACCGGCTTTTCAAGGGCACCCGGCAAAAAGAGGCCAGAGAGGTGCTCAAGCATCTGCAGGATGCTGGCGAGGTTGCATACATTGAGATTCAGCACAGTGGTGCTGGCCGCAAGCGTGAGGCATGGGTGGCAGTGGATGACTCAAGTGCCGATTAAAGACAAGACACTGAGGCAGTGCAGCATCTGTGAGGCAATGTGGCGCGGGCAGGTTTTCTGCCCGCTCTGCGATGAGCCCACTGGTGAGATGGTGGAGGAGACTGCAATTGATGTTTACTTTGAGGTGATGTTTGCCCTGATGCCTAAAAATACCAGACATGACAACTGATGTACGTTTTTTTTAACTAGCTTAAAAAAACTTGTCAGAAATCAGCCCTCAGATGGGTCTTTGTATATGAGGGGCAGTTGAGCCCCAAAACTACAAAAGGTTTTATTATGTCTGATTCTTACACTTACACACTTATCCTGCCCACTGACACTCCTGAGACCGTCACCATCAAAAAACGCTCTCAGCCATTTACTCATGCAGAAATCAAAAAGATGCTTGATGGCCATATGGAAATCATTGCCCAGGAGCACCTTGGTGGTGGCAACCTTGAGCCCCAAATCATAGTTGATGATATCTGTGAGCAGCTTGAGTGCTCTGATTTTTTTGCAATGTGCACGGAAGGCGCAAGACGCACCAAAGATGACACCCGGCCACTCAATGGCTATGCCACCCGGTTCATGAGCCTTGCCGTCACTGGTCCTGTGCTCATCTGCAGTGCAGAATTGATTCAGTAATCCCGCCCAGTAATTAGGCCCAGAAATGGGCCTGATTGCATTGCATAATTCTGGCACCCTTTTGAGTGGTGCCAGAATTTAGTGCCATATTTATTCTTTAATACTTTCCGACACTTAACCCCTAAAAATGCAATTATGGCATTATGGCACCAACCTATATTCCCCATAGTGACAGAATAGGTGTGAGGACTGAAAAAATCACAGAGGGTGTGGGTGGGTGACAGAGTGACAGAATAGGGAGGAGGGGGAAAGAGAGAGTATAGTAATATATATAATAACCTATATATATTATATACTTATACTCTTATCTTTTCTCTTTGAATTATGGCACTGATGAAAATGCCAGAATTGCCATATTTATTTTCTCCTGGTTTGACGCTCTGCGTTGAGGAAGTACGCCAAGGTGCAAATTGTTGATGTGATGAATTGTGGCTTGTTGTAAGTCCCTGCCGATACATGGGATTATTTTACCAGAACAGGGGGCCAGGTTGTGCCGGATGAATTGATTGAGATGGTGATGGTGGCGGTTGAGGAAGCGGGTGAGATGGGCATCACAACGCACGGCATCAAAAGGCGCTGCCAGGGTTCAAGGGAGTTTGGGCGGTTGGTTGAGGTGGCCGTTGCCAGGTTGGTTGAGTTGGGTGAGCTGAGGATTGAGAAAAGGGCGCCAACTGGCAGCGGTCGGGGAAGGCCGCGCCATGTGGTTTGCAAAGGGGGGAAGCATGGGCAAGAGAATCAACACGGCGGCGAAGGGGCGCCGGTTGGAGCATAAAACCATCAGGTTGCTTGAGGCGGCTGGGTATGTATGCACCAGGGCAGCTGGGTCAAAGGGCGTGTGGGATATTATCGCCATTGGCCCGATTGGCATCAGGCTCATTCAAGTCAAAGCAAACAAGCCACCGGGACCGCTGGAGCGTGAGCAGATGGGGGAATTTCAGGCACCATCAAACGCCACAAAAGAAATGTGGGTTTGGAAGGACCACGCCAGGGAGCCAATCATCAAGATGATGTGAGATGTGCTGGGGGGCGCAATGACTATAAGGAAAATGAGCTACTGCCAGAGCTGCGTGAAGTCCTGGGCAGATGGTGAGATTGCTGATACTTTGAAAGCAACCTTGATTCATGGCCGGGTGTATTGGTTGTGCGTGAGGTGCCGGGTGCCATTTGAGGCGAAGATGTACAAAAAGACGGTGGAAGGCCAGAGGCGCTCACAATGTAAGCGCAAGTACGTGGGCAGGGTATGACGGCAAAGAAGAAAACGAAAAAGAAACCGGGGCGCCGGGGCGGCATTCAGTTTCTGACGCCTGCAAAGCAAAAGCGGTTTTTTCAAGCCATCAACAACAACTGTACCATCAGAGCCGCATGTGCGCTGGCCGGGATGGCCCCGGCGACTTTCCATAAGTATCAGGAACAACACAGGAACGGCACGGCAGAGCCCGGAATTGCTGAGTTTATGGAGAAGATTGAACAGCAGAGGGCGCAAGCTCAAGAGCGGCTCTTGGGATATGTTGAGAGGGATGCCGCAACTGATGGCGGGCACAAGCCAGCCCAGTGGATTCTTGAGCGGCGCCACGAAATGATCACGACAGTCAAACAAGAGATTTCAGGACCGGATGGGGGGCCCGTGCAACATGAGGTATCAGACGCCAAAGAGCGGCTCTTGGCAAAGTTGGCTGGCATCGCTGCCAAGCTCGATGCGCCAGAAGATAGTGAATGAGCTAGACGCTGAAGAGATTGAGGCCTTTGAAAATGACTGGGCCTTTACGGCCAGACCAGAGCAACTACCACCGCCTGGCGATTGGCGGGTGTGGCTCATTATGGCTGGCCGTGGATTTGGCAAAACGAGAACGGGCGCGGAATACATCAACGCCATGGCATACAGCGGGCAAGCCAAAAGGATTGGGCTCTTGGGGCGCTCAGCCAGTGACTGCAGAGACACAATCATCGAGGGTGAGGCCGGAATAATGCGCACCGCTGACCCAAAAAACCCGCCAATATATGAGCCATCCAAGCGGCGCATCACTTGGCCCAACGGCGCAACCGCCACCGCGTTCAATGCAACCCAGCCAGACCAGCTCAGGGGACCAAGCTTAGATTTGGCCTGGGTGGATGAGTTATGTGCTCACCCTAGTCTTGATGCGTGGGTGCAACTGCAGATGTGTCTCAGAATTGGAGACAACCCGCGCACTATCATCACCACCACGCCGCGCCCCATGATTGAACTCAAGCGGCTCATCAATCGAGAGGGCACAGTGCTCACCCGTGGCAGCACCATGGACAATGAGCAAAACTTGAGCGCGGCATACATCGAGGCCATCCATGATGAGTTTGGTGGCACCTCGATGGGGCGCCAAGAGCTTGAGGGTGTTTTGCTTGATGAACTGCCTGGCGCGCTGTTCAGCCGCAAGCTCATTGACGCGGCAAGATGCACCGAGCACCCAGACCTTGAGAGGATAGTGGTGGCCGTTGACCCCGCCACCACTGGCAACAAATCCAGTGATGAGTCAGGCATTGTGGTGGCTGGCATCTGTCAGCGGCAATTCTATATTCTGGCAGACTACTCACTGAGGGCCTCACCAGATGCAGTGTGTAGGCGGGCGGTTGAGGCATATCATGAGCACAGCGCTGACCGCATTGTGTTTGAAGCCAACCAAGGTGGTGAGACATGGCGCACAATCGTCAACGGGATTGATGCGCAAGTGGCCACCAAGGATGTGCATGCATCAAGGGGCAAGGTGAGCAGGGCGGAGCCCGTGAGTGCCAGATATGAACAGGGCAGGGTTTCACACGTTGGCTGCCTGGATGCGCTTGAAGATCAGATGGTGAGCTATGTGCCAGGCATCACCACCAACTCACCTGACCGCATGGATGCACTGGTGTGGGCTATCAGTGAGCTGGACTCAAAACGCAACCGTGAGGTTGTCATCAACCCAGGACTCAACCACTCACCGCAGGTGTTTTTCTGATGGCAAGAGGACGCAGACGATCACGCAGATTCAGGCGCAGACAGCTTGGCAAAGGTGACGCCAGAGCCAAGGCTCTCACCCGTGACCTTGAGGGCTGGATTGGCTCACTGGGTGATAGGCTCATGAGAGATGCCATTGATGAGATGCAGGGCAAGACACCAAGAATCTCAAAAGCCAACCTCACAAAAGAGCAGCAAAGGGCTCTTGATATCATCACCCGCCACGGCTTGCGCCAGATGAAAGATGCAGGCGCTGAGTGGCGTGAGGGGTATGTGGTGCCCAACCGCAGGGTTGAGGCCTTCATGCGTGAGAAAGAGATATTGGTGCAGGGGCTCACAAAAGACATTGAGGCAGAATTTAGAAAGAGCCTGGCGGGTGCCATGTCTGTGTGGATGGCAGAGGTGCCAACCCCATCAATGGGCGCTATTGCTAGACGAATTCGGGAAAATTTCTTTATAAAGCCAGACAAGGAAACCGGGGCAAGGCTCACGCCAATCCCTGGCGGCCAGGGTCTAGTGAGAACCGTGCACGGGCGCGCCGAGCTAATAGCACGCACCGAGATGGCCACCGCCCGCAATGCGGGCCATCTGCAAGGCATGGAAGCGGCGGGGATAAGATACAAAGAATGGGTGGCGGTCACAGGTGACAAGAAATCAGGTGAGCGCAAGCACAATGAGATGGATGGCGTGAGGGTGCCAATAGGTGAGGATTTTGTCTTGCCTGATGGGACCAGAATGCCAGGCCCAGGCATTGGCCCTGTTCACCAAACTGCAAATTGCAGATGCACAGTGATTGCGGCCAAAGAGCCATAAAAAAAGGAGGGCCGAGACATGGCCGAGGATAAAGAACTGCATGAATTTGAGCCACTGGATATCTTGGGCCGCTCTGGCCTCGATGCCAGGGGTGGCATCGTCAATGAGGAATGGCTGCGCCAGCTGCGCGGCGTTAAGGCCGTGCGCGCCTATCAGGAGATGCGCGATAATGACCCGGTAATTGGTGCCATCTTGTACAGCATCAAAGCACTGGTGAGGCAGACCGAATGGAGCGTGCAGCCTACAGGTGAGACCCCTGAGCATGTGGCGGCGGCTGGGTTTGTTGAGAGCTGCAAAGAAGACATGGCCCACACATGGCATGACCTACTAGCAGAAATTCTCTCAATGCTTGTGTTTGGTTGGTCCTACTTTGAAACCGTGTACAAGTTCCGACGCGGGCCAGATGCAAAGAATGGCTCTGAGCGTTCCAAGTTTAATGATGGGCGCATTGGCTGGCGCAAGATATCCTTGCGCGCCCAAGAGACTCTTTACAGGTGGGAGTTTGATGAAGATGGCAGCCCAACCGGCATGTGGCAGCAACCACCGCCAGATTATAAGCAGCGATTTATCCCGATTGAGAAAGCCCTGCTATTCAGAACCGAGACGCACAAGAACAACCCAGAGGGGCGCTCTATGCTGCGCAACGCTTACCGCTCTTGGTATTTCCTTAAAAAGATACAGGAGATAGAAAGTATTGGTGTAGAGAGGGACCTAGCGGGGCTTCCAATCGCCACCGTGCCAATTGAGATGTTGAGCCCCAATGCAAGTGCGTCACAAAAGGCCACCCTTTCAAACATCTTTGAAA